TTAACTTACTGATTTTAATAAGCCTCTGGTGTCACTTTGGTGACTATGGGGCATCATTGGGACATAATCTGTCAGCTTCTGATTCAGCATTGCGATCTGTTCTGCATTGCTGTCAGTCATCCATGCTCCGTATACATTGAATACCATCTGGGCACTTGCATGGCCCATCTGGCTGGCAATGAAGCTTGGGTTTGCTCCGGCAGATAATGACCAGCACGCATAAGTGTGTCGTGACTGGTATGCCTTTCGATGCCTGATCCCTGCACGCTTAATGGCTGTTTCCCATGAGTCACCTACAGAATCGACTTTGTAGACAAAACCTACCTGTTCGCTTTTTCTAACCACTTGAGGGTTAAACACGAAAGTACATTCATGGTTCACTGAACGTCCATATTCACGTAGTTGCACCTTGATGTTGTACTGCTTACCCAGTCTTGTCATTTCAGCCTGATTTTTCAGGACACTGATAGCGGGCTGGATAAGGTGCACAACCCTGTTTGTGCTTGCTTCAGTTTTCGGTAGAGTGAACTCACCAAGTTTCGTATAATTGCGCCTGATGGTAATTGTTCCTGCCTTCAGATCGATATCTTCCCAGGCCAGGGAGACCAGTTCACCGTGACGCATTCCTGTGTACACAGCCAATGACCACAGGTTTTTCGTCTGCTGATGTCGGCAAGCATCTATCAGGCGAATAAATTCGTCACGAGTTAGCGGATCTGGCTCTGCCCTGGCTCTTTTAAGAGGCTTAATTCCCTGGAAGGGATTTGCTTCTAAGTAACCGTGATCTGCAGCAAACTGAAACATTCCAGCGATTGTCGTCATGTAATAATTTACAGTAACGACGCTCCGTCCTTTTGCTGCTGCTTTGTTTTTCGTTGAATTCTGATACCCGGTTAGCAAATCTTTCCTGATATACAGCAATTCCTCTTTGGTTACCGATGACACCAGTCTACTGCCTCCAATTTTCGAAACCATCGTTCTTGCAACGGATTCATAGCGATTGAATGCATTTGCAGAGATTTCCATTCGTTTCAGATCCAGCCACTTTTCTTCAAGTTCCTTCACCGTAATTTCTTTTTTACTTACCCCAAAAGCCTGAAGGTTGGGGGAGTCAGGGAACTGTGCAGCATAATCAAAGCTTCCTGTGCGGATGGCAAAACATACCGATGTCCGCAGTTCCCCGGCGATCTTCCTGTTCTTGGCAGTGTCAGGGACACCAAGATTTTCCCTGACACGTTTACCTTTAAAATTAAACCAGATGCGTAATGTGCCGCCGTGGTTTTCGACGCCTGTTGGATATTTGACTTTATCCATTGATACCTCCAGACGCCCAAGAGCGATACGAGCTTACATACTTCATGGCATTAAATCACCCAGGTTGTTTGTTTTTCATTGAAGCGACCCAGGCATCTATTGCTTTTCTGTTATACATACATTCACTGGAAGGCTTTGGATTACCGTCTGGTGATACGTGAATATACTCTCTTCCAACCATCCAGCATTCTTTCCGGGCCCGAAGAATTGTGCCTGGTTTGAGCCCGGTAATTGCGATTAGAACGCTTTCACAAACCCATTCATTGGGAGCCAGTTGAATCACATTGCCCATGCATTACCTCACACAACACTCAGCCCACGGCAGTGGCACCACACTTCAAACATTCGTTTCACAATTTCACGACAGTAGAAACCGTCAACATCTCGCGTCAGGTCATAGCGATTGCCGTAACGCTGGTGGACCCATTGTTCAAATGCTTTATTCATTGTTTACTTCCTTTTCATGGCTCGTAATTTTTTCAGATGAGCTTCCTGCTCTGTTTCTGCCAGAATTTGTCGGTATTCCTGGTGATCGATCCGTTCAAACAGTTCATTAAAATCGTTTATTTTTACCGACTGTGTTCGCCCATCCATTCTTCTGTACAACACAGTGTTGTTTATGCAGCGAACAATTTTTATCGGGTAGCCAGCACTATCGGTGTATATCTGCCCGCGTTGAATCAAAGCGAACATGTGGTTATCCCCATCGACAAATCGAGAACACAACAAACGCTGCTGCGAATACCACCCCCAGAGTTACGATTGCATCAGGCCAGCTCATTGATTCACCTCCTGCGGCGGTTCTGGCAGCGGCATCCAGTGGGTTACCTCCTTGAGATACAGGTCTTCGCCATCACCGTCATCCCAAGTGGGCTTGCCATCATTAAACCAGTCGCCATATACGCCGACCTGAGTGTTGGGGATGTTTGGTGGGTAGTTGTTTTTAAAGTCAGCAGCTAACACATAGCATTGTCGCTCTCCCATTTCTGGCATTCGCTCACTACAGCTTATCCAACTCTCCGGAGTTACCGGAGAGTTGCCAGCCTCATACGCCACACGCATCCAGTGCATAAGCGTTTCAGTGCTCACACAGCCGCAATCAACATCAATTTTGCCGTGCTGCTGTTCCAGCCATTGCTCAAGCGTAGTGCTCATTTTTCATCCCCCCGATGATGCCATCTGCATCGCATCTCATAGCACCCCCACTCAACACGAAAACCACATAGCCTGTGCAGATCCACCCACTTCTGCGCCATCGCTGGCGACGTGTAAATCACAGTGAATGCGTTATCTTCGTTGTCGATTTGCGTAAACGTCACTTTGTACAACAACCCACCGTCGACACATGCTGTGTTCAACGATTTATTGCTAATACCCTCAATCATTCGTACTCAACCCCCGCTGTTTTGAATTTGATCCCCGCTGCCTGCAATGCGTGCTCGACGTCGAAGCGGTCCAGCCATCCACCAAAGTGGTGCGGCATCATTACCACCCGCTCACCGCTATTTATTGGGTGGCCCATACGGGGTTCGTAGCCATCCGGTAACTCGACTTCCCTCGCTTCCAGTTCTGCAATTCGGCACATAGCATCAATATTTGTGTCCTCCAGGCGCTTAATTTCATCCAGCAGCGCCAGTACCACCGACGGTGTGACCTTCATCCGAAACGCCTGCAATTTTTGAGGCGTTGCCACTGTTTCAATTGCTACTGCTGCCTCACGCAGTGCCTGATAGTTAATTTGGGTCACTCTTCATCCTCCAAGTCGGCAACGGCGTCCATCACATCAGAACCGCGAATAACCTCAAAAGCACGGCAGGCCATTTGAAATACCAGTTGCTCTTGCGGATGCGGTGATTCCCAATATTTGAATCCAGGGCGATGCGCGTACCCCATCATTGAATAAAAATCACCAGCAAGCTTAATCGCGGCATCAACAAGCTCTCTGTTAGTCATTCTTTTTCCGCTCACTGGTTGCCTCCTTTGCGAATCTGTTCCGCCCATTCTTCTAGGGATTTCTCCGCATATTCACCGGACAGGCCATCAATCGGGTGTGGTTCATTAGCCAACTCTTCTTTCGCTGACAGAATCATGCGTGTAACGTCGAAAACTTCACGTAAAGACTTATTGATAAATCCGTGATTGAAAGCAGCAGCAAGACGGCTTGCGGTATAGTTAATCCCCTCGTTGCGTGCTTCCGCACGAATTTCAGCCAGGAAAGCATCGGTGGCTGGAGTTTCGCTGTGGTGCAGGGCATCGTTGATAATCATTGCAGCAACACCAGCCTGCCCTGCATCCGTGACCGACACATGCTCAAGAGTTACGGCCATTGCGTGTTTCAGCCCCGCATTCTCCGCCGCCAGCGCCGAAAACTTCTCGTGTGCCAACTTAACAGCTGCATCAGCCTGCTTAATTGACTCAATCGATTTCTGTTGGTCTTCGGACAGAGCCAAAATCTTGGCCTCCGCTTCAGCAAATTTACGCACCAGATATTCAGCATTTGTTTCATTCACTTTCAGATCTCGTGGTACACATTTCCCGCGAAGAAACCCTTCCATTTCGAAAACATTCATGCGCATGTGCGTAACTCCGATAACTCGTTAAAGCGCTCCATAAACATCCCGTAGGCATGGCTCGGAGCCAGTGGAATAACTTTGAACATTTCTGTTGCCGGGATACCTTCCAGTACTGGCCAGAAAGAGCCATCATCAAGCCCGAGATCGCGGCGTTCGGTTGCCAGCATGATGAGATCGGCATATTTCACAGGCGTGCTCATAACCGGGGGTAACCCGTATTTCTCACGGATTACGGCGTCTATTTTTTCTTCCATCCGTTTATAGTCAGGAAGAAGGCGTTTCAGTGGAGCGGGAATATCCTGGCAATACGCTTCTGTTGCATCATGCATTAACGCTTCAAAAGCAAATTCCTGCGGCACCAGCTGGCTGCAAAGCACCGCATGTTGGGCGACACTGTAGAAGTGAGAAAGATGACCGGCAAAGCGGCAGATATTTGAAAGGGAAACCGCGATATCGTTAATCACGATGTCGTCTTTATTTATCTTGTCATAATAAAAATGCTTCCCGGAAAAAGTTTTAATAAATGACATTTTGTTCTCCACGTTATATGCGCTGCACCGCTCTGAATTTTGATTGCAGCAATCCAGCCCATTTAACATGGGATGATTGCTGCAATTTTTTTAAGTTGTTGGATTTTGGCTTTTATCTTCTTTGTAAGAAAGAAGGTCACACATCAAATTAACTACCTTGCTGAATTGGAAAAGGTCAGCGCCAGTCTGATGACGCCACTGGAATGCTTTATCATCTTCATCATTAAATGTCTGAGATTGAGTATTGATGCGCGAAAAATGGAAATTTTCGGTAAGAATGAAGGTCACACCGCAACCGGATAACTCCATTTTATCAGCAGTGAAACTACTACTAAGGCTATCGGCCAGTTCGCTTTGAATTGACTCATGCTCAGCTGAGTAGCGAATAATTTCCTTTTGATCTGCGTAGCGTGATAGCTGAATATAATTTCCGACAGTGAATCCTTCAAATGCATTGGCTGCACCATTGATGTAGTTATTCAGGCGTGTAGTCAGTCCATTCTTGATATCACTGATGTTGATTGTTTCTGTTTTCACTGAACCGACAACCTTAATCAGCATTGCGCATACCATACCGGCTATTATTTTATTGGTTGTGTTGATTACCAATAATTTCTCATCAGTGCTGTACAATGCAAGAATCAGAGTAGACTTAACAAATGCCTGTTTGCATAGATCTACTCGTACGTTATCAATAATGGCCAGTCGTTCGGCACGCTTTAATTTATTCCCGGACATATTTTCGATTGTTTGGATTCGAGAATTAGCTTCTTTCATGACGACATGTCGGGGAATTATTTTCTGATCATGACGGATTACCATTGCGTACCCACCAGATATCGGAGTTACCAGTTCACCAGTGACAGGATTCTCTACAAAAGAGGACCGTGAAAATTCTGTTTCCCCGATTTCAGAATAAGGGAGTTCGAGAAGATGACCTTCAATAGCCTGTATACTAGGTAATGTTGCTCGGTACACAATTGCGTTACGAAATTTTGGTAATTTCATTCTATTTTCCTCTGCACAATGTATTAGTTTCTCCACAAAACAGAGAAGAACACCTGCGGTGGCAGCCGCCCGGATGGATTGGGTTATGAGCCCGTCGTCCGGTGATGCTCTTCTCTGTTTTGTAAAAAGAGCGGTACCAGCCGGAAGCAAGTGTACAAACTGGTACCGCCAAAGCAGTGGCTGTTGTGGTGACCGGTGCTGATCTCCGGCTTGCGGTTATTTCAGACTCTCACGGGCGTTTAATTGCCCCGCCGAACAGCTCTTTTCCGCAATAGCTGCAATGTCTTTCGCGCATCAGCCTGCGCATTCACCACAACGCTGAGAGCACTTAGCCAGTTACGGCACCACACTTTGTCGCGGCTCCATAAATGCTCTCATCGTTGCGTCCTGGTCTCTTCCCAGGCGTCAAACCGAATCGCCACGCTGGTTAGGCGTCTTATCAGCATCCTCATTGACTTGCACATTCCGGCTACCTGGTTTGTTTGCCCGAGCAAGGAGTGGATTGTCCCCTTTAACGTCCCCAGACCGCTAACGACGCATGTGCCATACGCCGTGTTACAACCAAATTTTGTTAGTACCTTGTTTGTAGGTCTGGAAAGAAAGATAAAATGAAGTTGCGCATTATGCAAGTGTTTTTATTGCGAGATATGCAATTTGGTGGGTAATGAAAAGCCACCTTCTGGTGGCTAATTGATGTTGAGGTAGGGGGTTAATTGTGTCGCTTAAGGGTTTGTGACTGACTGATTAAGACCTTTCCAAAGACCATAAACCGATGTTCGTTTTCGCTGGTAATTCCCCATTCGCGGTAAATCTGATTATCAGAAATTACCAGCAGTTTATCAGGTATCATTTGCAGTCGTTTGACGTAAATTTTATCATCAAAACCAAATACATATATACCATCCCCATCAAACTGATTGATACTGATATCAACGAAGATGAGATCTCCTGGCTCAATGGTTGGACACATACTGTCCCCACGAACGTTGATAACTTTAATGTGATTTGCTGGTCGTCCACCAAACATCGATACAGCATTATCAGTTCTGTATTCAATGGCATGAATCACATCAATGACATCACCGCCCTGGATAAGGCCATTTCCCGCACTGGCACTGACATCCAGCATTTCAATACGGAATACATCCTTCACCTGCGCAACATCCTCACTAATACTGTTTTTACATACAGTATTACTTTTGACGTCTGAGGTAAAGAGATCAGCAATATCAACACCTAAGCTCCTGGCAATATTACTCAGGGCTTGTTCAGTGAATTGTTTCTGCTTACCTGTTTCCAGGCGTGAGATATTCGCCGCATCCACTCCTATTGCTTCAGCGAGATCGGCGATTTTCATGTTCTTCGCCTGGCGAAGTTGTCTGACTCGGTTTCCTATGTTCATGCGTTTATTACATTTCTTTATTGCGCGTTAAGCAAATCAACTTGCGCAAAATATTTGCGTGAAATAATATGCTCATCACGCAATATGTGGAGGTTATATGCAATCACCATTACGGAATGTGCGTAAGGCGCACGGATTTACTTTGCAGCATGTTGCTGCGGGCGTTCAGGTCAATCCAGCGACGCTGAGTCGTATTGAAAGACTGGAACAAATTCCATCTATCGATCTTGCAGAACGTCTGGCCAATTTTTTTAAGGGTGAAATCAGCGAAATGCAGATTCTTTATCCGGCACGTTTTCAATCTAGCCAAAACCAGAATGGGTTTAAACCACAGGAACAGGAGGTAAGCCGTGGGTAATCATCACTGGAAAGTGGAAAAACAGCCTGAGTGGTACGTGAAAGCTGTCAGAAAAACTATCGCGGCGTTGCCGGGGGGTTACGCTGAAGCTGCTGAGTGGCTGGATGTAACAGAGAACGCATTATTCAACCGCCTTCGTGCAGATGGCGATCAGATTTTCCCGCTGGGATGGGCAATGATTTTACAACGTGCTGGTGGAACTCACTTCATTGCTGACGCTGTGGCGCAGTCTGCAAATGGCGTCTTTGTGTCTCTTCCTGACGTCGAGGATGTGGACAACGCCGATATTAACCAGCGTCTGCTGGAAGTCATTGAACAGATCGGCAGTTATTCCAGACAGATTCGTTCAGCAATCGAAGACGGTGTAGTGGAACCGCATGAGAAGACAGCAATTAACGACGAGCTGTACCTCTCAATTTCGAAGCTCCAGGAGCATGCAGCACTGGTCTACAAAATCTTCTGCGCTCCAGAAAATAGTAACGCCCGCGAGTGTGCAGCTCCGGGCGTCGTGGCGTCGATTGCTTCTGGTTGTGGAGAAACTAACGCATGAATAGTTTAACGGCAAATAACCGTTTGTCGCAACAGCTGGTGGTCAGCGTCGCTGAACACCTGTTGTTACGGCATGAATGCAGATTACCAAATCACCTGGCTGTAAGTAACCACAGAGAACTTTACCTGACTGTGGGGGGCGAGTTGTGCAGGAACTTAACCGCTGGTTTCGTGACGGAAGAGGGCTTTATGTCCATGTTATTCGTTGGGAGCCAGAAACACAGCGCGTTATCTATCTTCGCAAAGACTACCAGCATGAGTGCTTTAGTCCTTTGTGGAAATTCAGGCGTGATTTTGTTGAGTGTGAAGGACCACCAGCACATTGATTCTGCCATTCCGGGACGTTACACTGTTCAGGCACCTTATAAAGCGGGTGTCGGGATTGGCGTCCTGGAATTGCATACGGCGACAATTGGCGCGTTAGCGTCTTTTTTGTTGCTACAACTCAGCTATACCCAAATTATGGTGGGCTGGGTGGGGGCACCGAAAGGTGCGCCGGTTTCCGTATGCGCCGGTTACGCCAACCCTGCTCAGTTCACCACCAGCGAAATTGGCGTTTCCGGTGGTGGAAGTTATCCATTGCATACGGAGGCTGCCATCATGGCTACGATCCCAACCCTCACTCAACCTGAAATTGCCATCGTTGATGGTCAGGCTGTTACTTCATCCCTGGCTGTTGCCAACTTCTTCTCCAAACGTCATGACGATGTACTGAAAAAGATCCGCACGCTTGAATGTTCCGCATCATTCACTGCCCGCAATTTTTCGGTGAGTGATTACACCGATTGCACAGGCCGCAAACTACCTTGCTATCAAATAACCCGCGACGGCTTTGCGTTTCTTGCTATGGGTTTCACGGGTAAACGTGCTGCCCAGTTCAAAGAGGCATACATCAATGCCTTTAACCAGATGGAAAAACTGCTTTCAAAGCCATCCACGCTGAGCGATGCCGCAGATAACGCCAGCGTGCTTTACTCCCACCTGTCGGTAATCCACAAGGTCTGGCTGCAGCAGCTTTATCCCATGTTGGCAAAAGCCGAATCCCCGCTGGCTGTAAGTCTGTATGACCGCATCAACGACGCGGCGCTACTGGCCAGTCTCATAAATTTGTCGCTGAACCCTTCAGAGGTAAGGGGGCGCAAATGATCCGGAATATTTTCAAACGGTTTACCAATCATACTTTCCGTTGTCCTCGTCCGGGTCAGTGGTACACCACGCCTGCAGGGCATGTTCTACGTGTTAGCCTGGTTGACCGTGAATGTCAGAAGGTGATTTGTGAACCGCTGGGCCGTAATTACCGCGTCAGTATGCCGCTTATAGCCTTTTGCTCCGGAAAAATGTTTAAGCGTCTGGGAGGTGTGGCGTGAACTGTTTTCAGTTTGTGTGCGGATGTGCTTTCGATAACCCGATTCAGCGCCTGATTATGTTGCGTGTTTTGATGTCGGGTTCTTCAGACGGTGAAGGCGAGAGAGTTATTGATCATCAGGTGCTTGCTGATTTCTGCTGTTGTTCTAAGCAAGCGATATTCAGGGAAACCCTGGCACTGGAAAGAGCTGGTTATCTTCATATCCGAAAAATTGCAACGCTTACTATTGATGCAAAAGCCAGACTACAACCTGCGCGTGGCTACACAATTCTCATGCCGCGGAAGGAGGTTGTATGAGCCGTTACGCCCCCACACCGGAAGTTATGGCTATTGGTCAAATTAATATTTCCGGCAATGTTACACCTGCGACCTGGTGGAAATATATTCGACTACCCAGTGGGCGTCCGGATGCGACGGCTATCGCTCTGCTTTCAGAGATCGTTTACTGGTACCGCCCGACAGAGGTCAGGGATGAGCACACCGGAGCGTTGCTGGGATATCGCAAGCGTTTTCAGGGCGACAAACTGCAAAGAAGCTACCAGGCGTTTGCTGAGCAGTTTGGTTTCGGGAAAAGGGAAACCGCAGATGCGCTGAAGCGTCTCCGTGATGCCGGGTTTATTACTCTGGATTTACGCACGGTGGAAATGCTCGATGGGGTGAAATGTAGCAATATTTTGTTTGTCGGGATCAACCCACAGGCAATTGCGGCCATCACCACACCTTCTTCTGTTTCGCCAGAAAGTAACAGCAATAATGCAATCAGCGATACAGCTATTACGTTAAAACGGAACACCCCCCGACGTCGTAACGGAACAGGGGATACGCCGAATGTTGATACAAATACAGAGATTACTACAGAGATTACAACGGAGACTAAAAACACTATTGGCGCATCCGCTGACGCGTCTGCACCAGCGCGTTCTGCCAGACAGGAATATTCACCGGAATTTGAACAGGTCTGGCAGGAATATCCCAAACGTGCTGGTGGTAATTCAAAATCCGCCGCTTTTAAAGCCTGGAAAGCCCGAATCAGGGAAGGTGTGACACCCGAAACCATGCTCGACGGTGTGAAACGCTATGCCGCCTGGGTGCGTGTCTCTGGAAATACCGGTACCCAGTTCGTGAAGCAGGCGTCGACGTTCTTTGGTCCGGATCGTCATTTCGAAGAATCCTGGGAAGTTCCTGCGGTATCTGCAGCCAGACGCGAGGACCCGTACTTCAAAGCCAGTTACGACAACGTGGACTACAGCCAGATTCCGGCAGGATTCAGGGGGTGATCATGAGTCTTTTGAATGAAGTTCAGAAATTCATTGAAGCCCATCCTGGCTGTACTTCCGGAGACATTGCGGATGCTTTTTACGTGGGGGCTTAATGAGTAATAAATATTGCCAGGCGCTGGTGGAACTGCGGAATAAACCAGCCCATGAACTGAAGGAAGTGGGAGATCAGTGGCGCACGCCGGATAACATTTTCTGGGGAATTAACACCTTGTTTGGTCCGTTTGTTCTGGATCTGTTCACTGACGGTGATAACGCCAAATGTGCCGCGTATTACACGGCGGAAGACAACGCGCTGGCGCATGACTGGTCAGAACGTCTTGCGGAGCTTAAAGGTGCTGCCTTTGGCAATCCCCCGTACAGCCGCGCCAGTCAGCATGAGGGGCAATACATCACCGGCATGCGTTACATCATGAAGCATGCCACTGCCATGCGTGATAAAGGCGGGCGCTATGTTTTCCTGATCAAAGCTGCCACCAGCGAAGTGTGGTGGCCGGAAGATGCAGATCATATTGCTTTTATTCGCGGGCGTATTGGTTTTGAACTGCCTGCCTGGTTTATCCCGAAAGACGAAAAGCAGGTGCCAACAGGTGCTTTCTTCGCTGGTGCTATTGCTGTTTTCGACAAGACCTGGAAGGGACCGGCAATCAGCTACATCGGGCGCGATGAACTTGAGGCATGTGGTGAGGCATTTCTGGCGCAGGTTCGCCAGCAGGCGGAAAAACTGGTCAGGGAGATGGTGGCATGAAGCTAATACTGCCTTTTCCGCCCAGCGTGAACACGTACTGGCGACACCCCAACAAAGGGGCGTTTGCTGGTAAGAGCCTGATAAGCGCGGCGGGGCGAAAATTCCAGAGCGCGGCGTGTGCAGCAATAGTTGAGCAGTTACGTCGTCTGCCGAAACCAACGTCGGCACCTGCTTCAGTGGAGATCGTGTTGTTTCCTCCGGATAACCGGATCCGCGATCTGGACAACTATAACAAGGCGCTGTTTGACGCCCTGACCCACGCGGGTGTGTGGGAAGACGACAGTCAGGTGAAAAGAATGCTGGTGGAGTGGGGACCGGTTATCCCGGAGGGGAAGGTCGAGATCACTATCAGTAAGTACGAAAAAGCGAGTTGCAAATTAGCAACTCGGTAACGGAATTGAGCAACACCCTAAATTTGGGTATTACCTCGTTAAAGATACTGTATTTATGAACAGTGTATCCTTGATAACTATTAAAAATCGCAGTAAGTTCATCCTGCATCAACGAAAAGGGAGTGCAGTCCCGCTCGTGGATAAAAATTTGTGGAGAAACCAATGAATCAGTTGCTTGTAATTGATGGCGTTTCTGTGCGCCAGTACTTCGAATCTAACTACTGTCTTAACGACCTTCAGAAAGCTGCTCTTCTTGCCGCTGGTGAGAATCGCTCCTCCCGTTCGCTGGAAGTTCACGAGTTTATGCGTCGTCCTGAAACGAAGGCTCTTGTGGAATTATTGGAAGAAGAAACTACGGGAGATTCCCGTAGTATTCCTGTCATCACCATTCAGGGGCGCAATGGTGGGACGTATGTCTGTAAAGAGCTGGTCTATGCATATGCAATGTGGATCAGCCCGGCATTCAGCTTAAAAGTGATACGTACTTTTGATGCGCTTCATAATTCATCACCAGAAGAAACCACATCCGACAAAATTAAATCCGGGGTCATTCTGCTTGAATCAGCAGCAAAGACTCTAAATCTGTCAAACTCCTCGAAACTTGGTGCATACCAGAAATTATCAAAGGTAGCTGGTCTTCCTGAACTTATGCCGATCTATGCCATTGATGCACCTGCTGATGCGCCAGATGGTTCAAGCCGCCCTACGCTGTCGCTGAGTGCACTGCTGAAGCAGTATGGTATCCGCCTGACGGCTAATCAGGCATATCACCAGATGGCGAAGCTGGGGATCGTTGAACAACGCGAACGATACAGCCGTACCGCGATTAACAACATCAAAAAATTCTGGTCGCTGACAGCGAAAGGCTGCATGTTCGGCAAGAACATCACCAGTCCTGCAAATCCGCGCGAGACGCAGCCGCATTTCTTCGAATCCCGATTCCCTGAGCTGTTAAAGCTGCTCGATACCGTTCATTGAGGTGACCGTGAGAGCACTACTGACCCCTGAAATCGCCCCGCGTATGGGGATCGTATTGTTCAGGCCAGGTTCAGAGCTGATGCCCCTGTTTATGCAGGGGCGTGTCCTGCTGGAGCCTGAGCCGGAACGTTATTCATCTTTTGCCAGTGGTGCCGTTCCGGCATCATCACAACCGCTGGCGGATGATCCTGCCGTTCGGGCCGTGTTCCGCCATGAGGCGGTGATCCGTCGTGCTGGTGGCGTGGAATGCCTTGAGAGCTGGTTACTTCGTGAAAAGGGCTGTCAGTGGCCTCATTCCGACTGGCACAGCGAGAACATGACCACAATGCGGCACGCGCCAGGCGCAATCCGTCTGTGCTGGCACTGTGACAATCTTCTCCGTGACCAGTTCACGGAACGGCTGGAAGCAATGGCAACGGATAACTGTGCCCGCTGGGTGTTGTCTGTTGTGCGCCGTGATCTTGGTTTTGATGACAGTCACGTTGTGACAATGCCGGAACTGTGCTGGTGGCTGGTTCGTAATGACCTGGCGGATGCTTTACCGGAAAGTGCAGCCCGTAAGGCCCTGAGATTACCGAAGCCTGTTTTGCCGTCTGTCACCCGGGAGAGTGACCTTGTACCTTCGGTTACTGCCACCAGTATTATCCGGGATAAAGCGAAAAAGGTGCTGGCGCTGAAAGTGGATCCGGAGTCGCCGGAGTCTTTTATGTTACGCCCCAAACGTCGTCGCTGGGTTAATGAAAAGTACACTCGCTGGGTTAAGACGCAGCCGTGTGCATGTTGTGGAAAGCCAGCTGATGATCCGCATCATCTGATTGGTCACGGCCAGGGTGGTATGGGGACAAAAGCGCATGATCTCTTTGTGTTGCCTTTGTGCAGAAAACACCATGACGAACTGCATGTGGATACCGTGGCATTTGAAGAGAAGTATGGTTCCCAACTGGAGCTGATATTTCGTTTTATCGATCGCGCACTGGCGATTGGTGTGCTGTCCTGATTTTGTGGAGAAAGTTGATGCGTGATATTCAGATGGTTCTTGAACGCTGGGGGGCATGGGCGGCAAGTGGTAACACCGGGGTGGACTATTCTCCGATAGCTGCTGGATTTAAAGGCCTTTTACCATCCACCGCTAAACCTCGCCCGGCCTGCAGCGATGATGACGGCCTTATCATCGAAAACTGCCTTACGCGCCTGAAGAAGAAAAAACCGGACGAGTATTCGCTGCTGGTAGCTCATTATCTGCTGCGCATATCAAAAAGGCAGATTGCCAGAACAAGAAAGAAGAGCGAAAAGGCAATACGAATTGAGATGCAGATTGCTGAAGGATTTATTGACGGATGTCTGTCGATGCTGGGTGTAAGGCTGGAGATGGACGACTGGCTGCCCAAAAAAGTAAAAAATGATTAGCGCGGTCCGCAAAAAGTATGTCAGTATGTTAAGAGTGGTTACTACGCCACACAACTTAAACCCGCCGCCTGGCGGGTTTTTTATGACTGAAATCGCATCAGTACAGTAAACGTGCTGGTGGTGGTGAATACCGGTCTTTCAGCTTGCTGGCTTTTTCGACAAGAGTTATTGGTGTGTCACGTTAACCGGAAAAGGGAAAAAGACATGCTAAAACAGCAGGATATGACAGAAACCGCCAGAGTGGTGTTTAATGAATTAAGCGTCACCTACCCGGCGACAGTCGGGGAGATTGCGCAGAATACTTACCTTTCACGCGAACGCTGCCAGTTAATACTGACCCAGCTGGTTATGGCGGGTCTGGCAGACTATCAGTTCGGTTGTTACAGACGCCTTCCGCAGTGAAGGCTTTTTTATTTGTGGTAAATGGGCGGCTGGTGGGTGTGGTGGTTGTTGCTTCCCCGTTGCTGAAAAAGAAAGCATCAGGCGATTAGCAGGGTATCAGTTACCCGTTGAAATTTTTAAATACCTCACAATTCAGGCGGTTGACTGTTGTCTGGTTTGCGGGGAGTTTGTTAAAAGAAACTGGCATGGTGAATCCCCCTGTGCGGAGGGGCAATCAGCAACTGGTGTTTTGTCACCGACCCTTATCCTTTCTGTGCGGGTTCAGGTGCTGATACTGAACTCACCGGGAGGCACCCGGCACCATGCAATGGCACATAGCGCCACTCTCCAGCCCCTCTCCGGAGGGGCTTTCTTATGGACAAAAAAAGCCCGCGCTGGGAGACGCGGGCGGCAAGGAATAAACAACAAAACGTGAAGTAATATTTCAGCTGGCGAATAATATCCGACAGTAATCACTCTGCGCAATAGCGCGGCCTTTTTCGTATTGCGGGCTGTAGTCTTCCTCCTGCCATTGTCCTGTAACTTCCGGACTTCAGCCCGTTCCCTCATCTGACTCACAACATTATCCCGACCGGGAGGATTCATGACATTTAAACACTATGACGTGGTCAGGGCGGCGTCGCCGTCAGACCTTGCGGAGCGACTGACTCAAAAACTGAAGGAGGGGTGGCAGCCATTTGGCAGTCCGGTGGCCATCACGCCCTATACCCTGATGCAGGCCATTGCGGCGGAAGGTGATGTCACCACACCGGTGGTGGTGCAACCGTCGGGTGATGGTGGCGCTGTTATCAGCACCACCAGCGAACCGGAATATTACTTTGTCATTGCGCTGGCCGGGCAGTCCAACTCGATGTCTTTTGGCGAGGGGCTGCCGCTGCCGGATACGTATGATCGTCCTGACCCGCGTATTAAGCAACTGGCGCGTCGCAGCACGGTGACACCGGGCGGTGCGGCCTGTGCATATAACGACATTATTCCTGCAGACCATTGTCTGCATGATGTGCAGGACGTGAGTAATCTGAATCACCCGAAAGCAGACCTCAATAAAGGGCAGTATGGCTGTGTGGGGCATGCCCTGCATGTGGCCAAAAAACTGCTGCCGTTTATGCCTGCCCGTGCGGGGATCCTTCTTGTCCCGTGTGGACGTGGCGATTCGGGATTTACTGCGGGAGCAGAGGGCGCGTTTAATGAGGCGTCGGGTGCGACAGCGGGCTCTTCCCTGTGGGGGGTGGATAAACCGTTGTATCGTGACCTGGTCAGCAGAACGCGTGCAGCCCTGAAGAAAAATCCGAAAAACGTGCTGTTGTCGGTGATCTGGATGCAGGGGGAAAAAGATGTCAGTTCGGGGAGACATGCAGAGCACAATGCACTTTTTCTTGCCATGGTAAATAAATACCGTGCAGACCTGGCAGATATTGCAGACCAGTGTATTGGCGGGACAACGTCCGGCGTCCCGTGGATTTGCGGTGACACCACGTACGACTGGAAGGCGAAGTATGCAGTGCAGTATGAGGCGGTTTACGGAGGCTATAAAGGCAAGGCGGCGCAGAATATTCACTTTGTGCCGTTGATGACGGATGAGCATGGTGCGAATGTGCCGACAAACGAGCCGTCAGAAGATCCGGACATTATCACGGCGGGATACTATGGTGCCGCGTCACGCAGTAATGGTAACTGGACGACAGCCGATCGTAAAACGCACTTCAGCTCCTGGGCGCGAAGAGGCATTGTTTCAGATCGGCTGGCAGGAGAGATACTGGTGCGAGCCGGGCGTTTGCTGCCGTTCCTGAGCGGGCAGTCTGCACCGCTGGCGACCACGCCAGCCTCCACGGGGGATGCACAGTCTGGCTCTGCGGGTCAGACGCAACAGCAGGGTGCAGGTACTTCTGCAGGCGGTCATACTGAAGCCGTAACAAGAATGGTGGCCGGATATGATGCGAACAGTGGCAGTGGTGTATGGACAGAGCAGCAGTGGAATGCGTCCGGTGGTAAAGGCACTGTGACGGATGACAGTGGCAGGAAGGCGCTGCGACTGGAAAAACAGCCGGGTAAACTGACCTCCTGGAAGATGTTCCGTACTGTTGCGGTGGAGGAGGCAAAAAATCTTCTCAGTAAGGGAGGTGAAATTGCCGTGCGGTTTAAGATCCCGGAGGGTGTCGAACTGGTTAACGGTCAGTTTGTCTTTGGTCTGTACTGGCCGGTGTCGCAGTGGGCGTCAGGCGCGACAGCAAACAGCATGCTGGCGTCCTTCTTCCTTCAGACGGATGCATCAAATCTGAATCTGATGTACCACAAGGGGGAGTCGAATGCGCAACTGGGCACATTTGGGGCATTTGACCATAACTGGCATACAGTTGTTTTCCGCTTTGCGGGAAATAACAGCGAAAGAGTCGTTCCGGTGATTGATGGTACAGAGCAGACGGCGTTTGACCTTGTGATGTGGACAAAT